GGGGTACTTTATATAAATCAGTTGTTGCTGAACTACCGTTCGACTTACAGGTAGTAATTCCAGATTCTGGAGAAGATACAGTATGGACACCAGTTATTGGAACTATTTGTGTATTAGGAAATGTTTCACCGAGAGGTAGCTTATAATGCCAGTTATTAAAGTTTCATCACCAAAAGAAAATCTGCCTCCAATTATTAAAATAGGCGATAAGGTATTTAAGGTTAAGAAATAAGGAAGTCCAATGGCAAAAAGTATGGACTTTCCAAATGCCGCAAATAAACGAAAAAAATATTCAGACAATATAGAGCCCGAACAATCTTTAATTATAGATCCACAGATGTATATTGCTGTGCCTGGACCACAGGGAGAGCCTGGTCCTAGAGGTCAGAGGGGCGATACAGGACCACAAGGAGAGCAAGGACCTAGAGGAGATAAGGGGGATCCTGGAAAAGACGGTAGAGATGGAAAAGATGGAAGAAGCATACTTTCTCCATCAGAACAAAATATAGGTTGGGCATTATATGAAAACTCAGATAATAAAAGTTTTAGACTTGGTGCAAATAAAGGTCAAGATGGCTGGGTAGGATTTTATGTTGATGCATTGGGTAAAAATACAAATGAAAGATTTTTGCCAAAACAATCAGTTGGTCTTTGGAATCCAGAAACAAAAAGATTTAATTTTAAAACATTAAATATAGGAGCAATTATAACAGTTCGTTATAATATAGAATTGTCGACATTTTCTAATAATACAGAGGTTTGGTTTAGAACTCTCTGCAAAAATATAGATACATCTCCAACCACATATTTAGGAAATCTAAAATATCAATTTGACTATGATCTATCAATGCAACATACTTTATTTTTAGAAGATAAAGAAATGCAAACATTTGGCGGTATTGCACAAATCAGAACTGATCACGATGCCTCTATGACTGTAAAATCAATACATATTGCAGTCTCATAATGGTATAATAAAGCAGGAGGAATAATGGCTTTTCCAGGAACATATAATTTTAACTATTATCGTGGTGATACGTATCAATTTGTTATACGCCCTAAAACAGCAAATGGTGGTGCTTTTGCATTAGATGATTATGAAGGAAATGCATTATTTACAATTGCAAACAAACGAGGTACTGGGGCAGTACAGTATTCTGCAACAGCAACAGTAGATGCTGGACAAGATATTGTTACTTGCACGATTGAAGCAGAACAAGGAAGAGATCTTGCTGCTGGAACTACATATGTTTATGATGTTCAAATAGATAATGGCGCAGGTATTATTTATACTCTTTTAACTGGCAATATCACAGTTACAGATGATGTTACTGGAGCAGTTTAATGCCAGATATTTTGTTATCTAATGATGACTTAACAGTTTTAGGATCTCCAGAAGTTGTAGAGCTTTTAGTAGATATTGGTCCACAAGGTCAAAGAGGTAGCCAGGTATATTTTGGCATTGGAAATCCAAATGATCCTGGAGTTTTAATAAATCAAGAAATAGAATTAAATGATTTATATATTAATGCAGCTCCTGGATTAGATTATGCATATTTATATCAATACCAATCAAAACCAGGTGGTAATTCTTGGGTAAAAATTATAAAGATGAATCCACCACTATATTCTAAAATTAATGAAGTAGACTTTGATAATGGTTATGCAGAATTAAAAATTGACATATCAAATATTGCAACAGCATCTAATACCCCTTTTACTGCGGAAAATTTTAATTTACAATATCAAATAGCTAACAATAATGGAAATCCAGTTGCTTGTTCTATGGTTGGTCCTTCTTTAGTCAATTTAGGATCTCAAGTATTATTTCCCTTAAATGGTGTTGAATTTGATGGATCAGATTGGATACCGCTTGATGGAACTTACCCAATACATACCCTTATATCAGTAATGCCTACTGAACCGTGATATAATTACGAAAGGTGATAAAATATGGCTTCTGAATCAATTGGATCTTTATACTCAACAAAGATTCCATCTTTGGCAAATACCGCCGATATACAAGCGGCATTAAGGCTTTATCATTATGGTTCAGAAAGCTATGATACTGCAAACACAGATGTTGCAGAACTAGTTAATCCATCTATTGCGTATACATTAAATGATTTACAAGAGCAGATAGATGGGTTAGATCCAGCAGGTAGTGTTTCAAAAGGAATAATTGCAGCTAAAGGTGATTTAATTGTTGGATCTGCATTAGAAACAGTGGATAATTTAACTGTTGGAAGTAATAATTTTGTTTTAACTGCCGATTCTGCTCAAACTTTAGGAGTTAAATGGGCTGCACCATCAGTTGGACCATCAAATTCTGTAACACTTACTAATAAAACTATTTCAATTAATGATAATACCTTAGTAGATGTTGCAAATGAACTATTAGTTTTAATTGGAGCTTTATAAAATGAGATATAATATTTTGATTGGAGAAAATAAATGGCAACTACATTAAAAGCATTAGCAAGAGGTTCTTTTGGAACCTCTAGTTCAACTCTATATACAGTTCCTTCAGGAACAACTACTATCCTTACTAGTATCGCTGTTTGTAATACCAACTCATCTACTGAAACTTTTACTTTATTATTAGATGGTAGTGAACTTTTTTATAATGCATCCATTCAGGCTAACCAAACAGTAACTATAGATTTGAAGCAGGTTTTATCTGCTACAAAAACCATGAATGGTCTTGCATCAACAACTGGACTAAAGTACCATTTAAGTGGTGCAGAAATATTATAAAATAGTGTATAATATAACTATTAAAGGAGGTAGTAATTAATGGCTACTACAAGTAAAGTCCTAGCCCGAACAGCGGCAGCGACATCAAGCACAACCCTATACACAACACCGTCAGCTACTACTGCTGTTGTGACTAATATCGTTATCTGCAACCCAACAGGGTCTGCAGTAACTGCAAGTATCCTACTTAATGACATTGATATGTTAGGCAGCGTATCTATTGCTGCTAATACTTCAGCGTTTTTTGATCTAAAGCAGGTACTACCTGCAACCCAAACCATCAAGGGGTCTGCCTCATCTACTTCGGTAGACTTCCACATTAGCGGAGTGGAGATAGCATAACATGGGTATCGCAACATTTCCTTCGACTACAAGTCCAATTAAGTCTATTCAAAGAGGAGCAGCAGTATCTGCTGGCAACATTACAATCTCTGCAGTTGTTGTTGCAAAAACGATTGTTAACTCTTTCTCAACAGCAGCATCTGGAACAGTTGCAGCAACTGGAACAATAAGTGCTGCCAGTGGATCTACATCAGGTATTTCTACAAGTGGTCCAACTGGAACAACTAGTACGTGGGGTGCTTTTGCAGCTACTGCTAACGAAACCTGGAGAACAATGGATGACAGCTATACTTATACATTTGGTAGATATGGTCAATTTTATGCATATGGTGAAATAACAAATGGTACAGTCAGTTTAAATGGTATGAATACAAATGGTATGAATGTATCTTTGAACTCAACATCTATTTCAGGTGGTTCAACTAACCTTGTTGCTGCAGTTAATGGAGCATATCTTTCAGATTCAACAACTCTGGTAGTAACTGGTCCATGCAGATATGAAGTAATAGAGTATTTCTAAGATAAGGAGAAAATAAAAAAATGAGATATTTTGTACATTTAAAAGATAATATTGTTTTTGCTTATCATCAATCAGAAACAGAGGTTGATATTGAGGGAGACAATATAGTTCAAGTGACAAATAGCGGAGAAACTTATCTTGGTAAAAAATATGAAAATGGAAACTTTATAGACGCTCCAGTAATAAAATATGCCATTATAGATTCTGCAAATGATAATATTGTAGTTGGAATTGAAGAAACTATTTATTCTTCAGATATAAAGGGTCCAATTATTTCAGATCCAAGTGTAAAAGTTTTATGGAAATGGAATGGTTCTGAATTTGTTGCTCCAAATACCCCAACACAAATTTCAACTGCGGTAGTATTTGACACAGTTGTAACTACTAGCTCTTCAATTCAAGCAAGAACTGAAGAAGATTTTGCTGCAGATGATGAATTGCGTGAAATTCAAAATAGTGCACCAACTCCTCCTGTAGTTGAAGAAGAATAATAAAAACAAAAAATAATAGTTTTGGTGTAGCATATTAAGTTATGCTACACTATTACTATGAGGTGGAAAAAAGTGTCAAAAAATATTATTTTTACAAAAGTTCTTAATGTATCAGATCAATATTCTCCAAAACCATCATCATCATTTTTACCAGAATGGTATAAAAAAACATCATCTTATATTGGTGATTCAAAAGAGCCAACAATAACATTGAATAATAATTCTACTATAAAAAGATGTATTCCAGTATTTGATGTACTTACTGCAGGATATATAATTCCTACATATGAAGACTTATGGATTATAAGGGGTGATAATGGTAGCATTTTTTATAAAACAAGTTCTGAAATAGAAATTGAGTTTCATACTACGGCACAAGCCCCATATCATCCATATATGAATCAGCATCCATATCCTAAATGGATTAATCCATGGAGTATAACAACTCCAAAAGGATATTCTTGTTTATTTATTACCCCAGTACATGGAGGAAATAATTTTTTTTCAGTTATAGAAGGTATAGTTGATACAGATAAATATACAGCACCAGTAAATTTTCCTTTTGTTTTAAAAGATATTAATTTTGAAGGTTTAATACCAGCTGGAACACCAATGGTTCAGGTAATTCCTTTTAAAAGAGATTCATGGACTCATTCTATAGAATATGAAAATAAAAGAAAAAAAATACAAGATGATTTTATACATTTAAAAAGTAAATTTTTTGATAGATATAAAAGTCTTTTTTGGGAAAGGAAAAACTTTAAATGAGAAAAAAAAAGAATATATTTAAACATGCAGTAATTGCAGATTTTCCATATCAAACTATATCTCCAGCTAAAAGCTTTGTGCCAGATTGGTATAAAGACACAGATAGATTTGCTAACGGAATAAAAGAAATTAAAAGACAACCAGCTCCGCTGACTTTTAAAATGTGTCCAGTTTTTGGTGAGTCATTTTTTACTGGATATACAATACCATTAACAGTAGATCTTGCAGTAGAACAAAATAATGGAACAACAAATATAAGTTGGGGAGCAAAACCATTTGCAAATATTCAGTATCCAGAAATTGGTCAACCAATAAGTATTAGATCAGAAGAAGGTAATGAGAAGTTACCAGTTCCTATGGGTTGCTCTTCAACACACTTTATATGGCATACTAGGCATATTTATAAAATACCAAAAGGATATAGTGCTTTATATACTCATCCATTAAATAGATATGATTTACCATTTTATACACTAAGTGCAATAATAGATGGAGAAATGACAGTACCAGCTGGTAGCATTCCAGTATTTTTTAGTTCTACCTTTGAGGGAATTATCCCAGCAGGAACACCGATAGCACAAATTATATTATTTAAAACAGAAAATTGGGAAAGTGAATACGATGCATCTTTATTAAAAGAGGCTGATGTAAATAATATACGATCTCTTTCTAAAGCATATGGATATTATAAAAAAACATTTTGGAAAAAAAAGACATATAGTTAATGAGTAAATATTTTAAACAAAAATGGTCACAAAACTTTATTAATTTTATAGGATTGCCAAGACCATATTTAAAAGTAGATTATAAATATCGTTTTAAAGGACAGTCAGATCTAAAAGATAATTTTTTCTTACATCCAGAAGTTCCAGTTCCCTGGCAATCAATGCCAAATATAAATAGACGAAATGCATTTTTTAATGTTATTGATAGGAATGAAGAAAAGGTTATATCTGAAAAAAGATGCCCCTATTGTGGAAATATATTTTTAGACAATGAAAAATGTATTAGATGGACCTCACCAGATAAAACTCCATCAAAAGATAGTACAAGAATATTTTCAGATGTTTCTCCTCTTCACATAGAGTGTATGGAACAAGCAAGAATCTTTTGTCCTCATATGAGAAAAACATCTGATGGTGAATTTGAAATTGATATTTATATTATTTTAAGAGATAAATTTTTAAAACAAATAAATACATCGTCATAGGTTTTATATAAAAAATAACCCCCTCATACTACAGAGGGGGATACTTTTTATATCCTATAGTTATTAATTAGGAAATTTATTTAACCACTTATGTACGGCTCCTGTTTTATAAGAGCTCCAAGAACTCCAATCAGTGCCGCCTTTAGTCATATAAAACACAACCTGTGCATTTTTTACTGGACTAAACAGTTCGGCATTAAAGTCAAGATTTAGTTTTTCACGACGATCTGGACCTAGCTTGCCGATCATATTAACCTGAAAGATACCATATGAGGAATCTCCAGTTTTGGTGTTTCCATTAAAAGCAAATGGACGACCATTGGATTCAGCCTTAGCGATAGCCCAAGCCATCTTAAGACCATTTCCTTTGAACCCTACCGCCTTAAGTAATTCAACCAACTGGCTGTCAGTCAAACTTGTCGCATTTTCATACTTAGTAAGTATTTTTTCATTTTTCTCTTTAGAAAGCAGAAAAGCCACCTTTGGGGTGGCAAGAGCAACTGCTTCATTTTTAGATAAATTATTTTTAGTAGCATGAGACGGTATAGCACCTAAAATAGATACTAAAACGAATGTACTACCAATTACCCCTACCAGCATTTTATTGTTTGTCAAGTTTTTTCCTCCTAAAATGCATATAGCACCTTACAGTGCTATAGCACTAGTATAACATAAATATTACTGGTGAGTCAAGTTGGTTTAATGATATAATATATTAATCATGGCAGAAACAACAAATTTTGATTTACCTTATCCATTGGCTAGTGATCCAGTAAATGTACATGGAGATATTCAATCATTAGCAGAGCAAGTTGATTCAGTTTTATTAACAATTGCAATTCAAGATGCAGAGGTAAGAAATAATAGTGGAGCAACAATAACAAAAGGCACACCAGTATATATTTCTGGATTTGATACAAAACCAACAATTGAAAAATGTGATAATGATGATTTAAATACTTTTCCAGTTGCAGGATTGGTAACTACAAATATTACAGACGGAACTGATGGAAATATATTAGTAGCAGGTGTTTTAAATGATTTTAATACATCTTCATATACCGTTGGTGATAGAATATATGTTGCATCTGGTGGAGGTTTAACAAAAACAAAACCAACAAATGGTGGTGCGGTAGTAGGAATTGTTTTAATATCTAATGCATCTACTGGAAAGATGTTGTTTACTGGAGCAGTTGGAAACGGTACTTGGGGAGCATTGAAAGCAGGTTTAATGTAATGGCAACATATAGAGGTTCTGGATCAGGAACATATGATATTGGAGAGAAACCTCCATTTGTAAATTGGACTTTTGTTAAAGGTGATACCGCTTCATTTCGGGTATATGTAACAGATGATGCTCGTCAACCATTAAATATTCCTGACTGGACAATCAGTATGCAAATTAAAAGACCAACAACAGATCCAGTTGTTCCAGGTCAAATTACAGATGATGCAACATTACTTTATACATTAACTCCAGAACCAGATGAAGATGATGGTGCAGGAGAATTTACAGTATCTTTAACAGCAGTACAAACATCAACACTACAAACAAATGATATTTTTGATATTGAGCTTTCTCTTCCTTCAGATAATATTGTTTGGACGGTAGCTCAAGGAAAACTAATAGTCCTTGAGGATGTAACAGCATAATGGCATCCGTAACATTATTTGATAAACAGCCAGTAAAGACTAAGGCAATAGAAAGTAAAAATTATTCTATTACTAAGTTTACTGGTAGTAAAAGAATATCTTTGATTGAAGAAGTCTTACCATTTCGTATTAAATTTACTGCCATTACTGTTCCTACTGTTGGTCCAGGAAATGTACCTCCAATTCCAATGCAGGTTATTGGTTTTTCTAACTATATTTTATAACAAATCCATGATATAATTTGAGCATGGCTCGTATATCAATTCCTAACGTAAAAACTAAGTTTCAGACTGGTGATCGTCCTACACAGGAAGATTATGAAGACTTAATTGATACCGCTGCAGGTCAGGCAACAGACCTTGGTTCAGCAGGTAATAACGAAAATACAATTACTGGAATAGAGAATGCAACAGTAGTTGATAATTTTTCAGCAACAGATTGGCGAATGATTAAATATTTAATTTCAATTGCTAAGACAAGCGCTGGAGATAATAAATATTATGCAACAGAATTGACCATACTAATAGACGGATCAGATGTAAGCGTTTCTGAGTATGGAACAATAGACAATGATGGGAATATTGGCACCGTTAGTGTCTCTAAGGTAGGATCTACAGTTAATTTAACTGTAACTCCAGCAGTGGGTATAACACCTATAACCGTACGTTATGCACGTATTGGTCTTAAGGCTTAACTAAGGAGATAAAATGGCAACAGTCGCAAAAGACTTTAAGGTAAAGAATGGTCTGATTGTTGAAGGCACAACAGGTACCATCAACAGTTATGACATTCTTACAAAAAATCCTGATGATATAGATTACATTATTGATCAGGTTGGTGGAGATGCAACATCTTCAAATACACCAAACACAATTGTAAAGCGTGATGGCAGTGGAAACTTTGCTGCAGGAACAATTACAGCAGATTTAACAGGTGATGTTACTGGTACAGTTTCAAGCCTTTCAAATCATAACACAGATGATTTAACAGAAGGCTCATCAAATCAATATTATACAGATGCACGTGCTCGTGGAGCAGTATCTGGCGGTACAGGATTAGATTATAATTCAGGTACTGGTGTATTTGATATTGATAGCACAGTAACAACAAATTCTGGGTCACAAACACTTACAAACAAAACAATCAGTGGCAGCAATAATACATTGACTGATATTGGAAATGGTTCACT